CGTGTATGTGCAGTTGCCGATCTATACGACAGCGACTTAGATATGTTTCACATTGAAGAAGTGCAGGATGAGTACGAAGAATTTAAAAAGGGGGTTGAAAATGTTTAGCACTGGAAATCCTACTGTTGATGCAATTGGCAACTTCAATTTTGAAGGAAACATCATCCCCGTTAATTGGTTCAGCACCTTTAAGCTTTCAAATGGAAAGCCTGACGTGAACGCAATCATTATTCTTTCTGAAGTCGTGTACTGGTATCGCCCATCTGTAATTCGTGATGAAGAAACAGGCTCAATCAAAGGGATTAAAAAGAAGTTTAAGGCAGACCTTTTACAGCGTTCTTATGGCAGTTTTTCAGATCAATTTGGACTTACTAAGATTCAAGTCCGTGATGCTTTAGATCGTCTTGAAAGCTTTGGTGTAATCAAGAAGCACTTTCGCACCATCACTGTAAATAACACTAAATTAAACAATGTTTTGTTCATTGATTTGGTTACCCCTGTCTTGTTTAAAGTTACCACCCTATCAAGTTATAACTTGGGAGGGTATCAAGTTATAAATGCAGAGGCTCCCCATTTAGAACTCGATACAAATACAAAGACTACTACAGAGATTACTACAAAGATTAGAAGAAGCACTGCTGAGCTGACCCAAATCTTAAAAGGTAAAAAACCTGTAGAGGCATTAATTGCAATTGGTCTTGAGAAAGATGTAGCTCAAAGATTCAATGAACACCGCAAAGCACTTAAAAAACCTTTAACCCTTGAAGGTCTGATTAAACATTATCACGAAAGCTGCAATGCAGGGATTAGTACAAATGATGCAGCTCGAATCGTCTTGAGTGAATCATGGATTGGTTTTGCAAATCGTTATAACTGGAAACCTGTTTATGAATCACTAATTGGTGAATCTCAGCCTAAGCAAACAGCACCAGCACCTCAAAACCTTAAAACAGTGAAAGGAGCTTGGTAATGTCTGACATCCATAACATCGCAATCGAGCAATGTGTACTTGCTGCATTAATGACAGTTCAAAACTCCTATGAAACTGTGGCAGGTGACTTAACTCAAGACTGCTTCTTCTCAACAAAGCATCAAGAGGTTTTTAAAGCTATTGCCGAATTGGCTGACTCTGGAAAACCTTATGACGTTGTACTGGTTGAACAGAAGCTGAATCAAAGTAAATCGCTGGTTGATGCTTCTGACTACCTGATGACGATCATGTCTGAATCACCATCAAGTTTTTATAACTTGGGCAGCTATGTATCTGAACTCAACAAACTGAAATCACACCGCAAGGTTGAGGAGATTGGCAAGAAGATTGCCATGATTGCCCATGACTTAAATCTGGATGACGTTTTTTCAGAAGCGGAAGGTTTATTTAGTGGATCTGATAACCAAGATCAAAACCACTTAGGTTCAAGCTTTGAAGATTCAATTAACAGCGCATTGCAGAAGATGATCGAAAAAGCCGAAGCAATGGCAGCAGGTAAACCAACTGGTGTGAGATTCAACCTTCCTACTTTGGATAACCTCATTGGTACAGTCCAAAAAGGGCATTTGTGTGTCGTTGGTGGTAGACCAGGATCGGGCAAGTCTACTTTGGCTCAAATGCTGGCACTGGATACAGCACTGAAAAACAAAGGTGTGCTGTTTGTATCGGCTGAGATGGATAAGGAGACTTTGGCCAATCGAATGATTAGTGCCTTGAGTCTGATCCCTTATGACGAATTACATAACGCTCGTATGTCGTCAGGTGTGCTGAATGACTTCACTAACGCTCAAGCTGCCTATGCAAAATTGCCAATCTGGATCGAACCAAAGCAAAAGCCGACATTAAGCGAAGTTCGTACCTATGTACGCAAAGCAGAGCGCCGCTACAAGAAGATAGGGCTTGGGTGCATCGTTATTGACTACTTGCAGTTACTTCGCAATCCGGGCCAAAGAGACCGCATTCAGGAGGTGGCATCCATTAGCCGTGAACTCAAGTCGATGGCGAAAGAGTTTGAATGCCCAGTGATTGCATTGGTCCAATTAAACCGTGATGCAGACAAAGGCTCACGCCCAAAGAGTTCAGACATCAAAGAATCAGGTCAGATCGAGCAGGATGCAGACCAGATCGTTTTATTGCACCCAAAACTACAATCAGAGGACTTAATGCCGACTGGTGTGACTGAGGTGCTTGTAACTAAAAACCGACATGGCAAGAAAGGCATTGTGTTGGTTCAGGATCAATTGGATGTATGCCGTTTTGCAGCGGTACAAGTTGAAGAAGTAGGGGGTGGGGTGTGAGTGATTACCTAGAAATGAATCTTAAGCAGCTTCAAAAAGAACATGCTGAACTGCTTACCTTCAATGAAAAGTTAGACCGTGAGCGCAATGAATATCGCAAAAATGCTCGCAAGTACGCCAAGAAAGTTCAAATGATTGCAAGCCTGTTTGTTGTACCAGGTGATGACCATGAATTAACGCTTAAGGCCATTAAGACGATTGTGGAACAAGTAGGGGGTGGGGTGTGAATCATGAACATTAATAAATCAGAATTTTTAGGCTTGGTCAGAGCAGAAAGTGCGGCACGTAAATCAACTGCTGTACTCGCTGAAAAAGAAAATCTGCGCAATGAAATCCAAAGTGGGATTGAAGAGTTTTTGGCAAATGGCGGGCAGATTACCACGCTCAAAGGCACTGAGATTAAACAGTTGCCGCCACGTTCAATTGCTGAATCCAACAATCACGCCAGTGTAATGCAGGTTGGTGCGTTAATTGATTGGTGCAAAAAGGGTCATCCGCGCAGATCAAGACGATTGGCTATCGCAGAACGCACAGGATTGAGCAAGAGCAGGGTTTCGCAATGTTTGTCGCCTAGCTCTAACAGCAAGCTAACAAAACGCGAATACGCGCAAATTAGAGCGGTTTTAAAAGACATTGAAGATGCGGAAATGGAATGGGAAGTTGGGGGTGGGGTGTGAAAGTTGAAACAGTGAAGCGATTTGAAGAAATCAAGGACATTTTGGTCTACATCACTTTTGCAATGAATGATGTCGGCTCCCTTGAGCTTGAGGAAAATGTGACTGAGCTGAGTCGCTCGCGTCTGAATATCCTCTTAAAGCGATTGGTTGAGGCGGGGTATTTGCACTCTAACGGCAAAAAGAATGCTAGGGCTTATACCGCTACTGAAAAGACAAAACAACTATTTGGAGCACAGGCATGAAAAAGCGCAATAAGAAATATAACCCGAATAAGTTGGGGCAGATCAAATTGTCAAAAGAAGCTCAATTTCGGGCGAATTGGAAAGCCAATGATGTGCTGTATGAGTTCCAGATGGACTTTGTTGTAGAGCATGTAAACAAGGTAATTAACGAGTACGCAGAAGAAAACAACTTGCCAGAAGATGCTTATGTGCCTGCGCATGTAACGATTGGTGCTTATGAAGAACAAGACTTAATTATCGCGCTCAAGCAGCAATTGATTAAAGTGCCTGAATCCTGGGAGATTGGCATTGACTCGCATTTCTACAATCTGGAAACAGACGAAATGATAACAATCCCATTTTTCTTAAATCTGCCAGCGATGACACATGCGGAGTTAATGAATGGTTGCTCGGCAAAAGTTCATCTAGTGGATGGCATCAAGACAGTTATGGGTGAATGGGAAGGATTGCAAAAGGAGATGATTAAGAATTGGGAAAAGCAAGGTATTCCAGAGGGATTTGAATTGGCGCAGTCACAAGTCCGAATGATTGCACAAGCTCACTTCAAAGATTTTCTATCTTACTGCCAATTCCAATCATATTTAAGTTTGCGCGATGCGGACAAATTGATTGCGGCACTTAAAAAAGAGGAAAGCCAGTGGTCACTGGTTAATAAGCAAGGAGCAGCAGCATGAACTTAATCGAAAAATTGGGATTGGAGAAGTGTAAGCAGATTGTGGAAAACCATGCAACTTGCTACATGCCAAGAATATTTAAGTACTGGTCAGAAAGCTTAAATGATTATGTGCTTGCGGAGAAATACGCAACAGCTTCAGTTGAGGCTATCCGCACCGCTCTAGCCGACCACGACCGCATTGATACGTGTAGTGATATCAAGAATCACATCTCGCCAAATACAAAGGTGATTGAGCATGAGTGATTTTGAAAAGTGGTTTAAGGATCAGGACTTCTACACAAACATGCGATTCATTCACGGTGACAAGCTGTTTGATAAGGATGGCGATGTATATCGGGTGCTGCCGGTACAGATGACTTATCAGGGTTGGAGCACACAACGTCAGCGCTCTAAGGATGAATTTGTCGCACTCACTCAAGAATGGCACACCAAAGGCTGGAATGCTCGTCAGGGTGAGATTGAGAAACTAGA